ACAACTGAACTACAAAAGATGTTAAAGAGTAAAAAATAATGATATTTTTTAGACAAAACCTACATGAAGTAATTACACTACCTGAACCACCTGTTGATGATTTAACAGAGGCGTATCAGGTGGAAAAAATAATTAGACAAAGAACAGAAAAAGATGTTCAGTCTATTCAAGACCATGACCAAGAACCTTACTATGCAATTCGCAAAGTTTGTGAGGAAAATGGTATAGAGTTTCATGATAGTGAATTTAAACAAATTATAAAAGAGTCTGTACCAATAATTAAACACTTTAAAGATGTTTTTAATCGTCCAAGACCTGTTGAAGTTCTTTCTAGTTTAAATACTTTACCAAGTAAAACAAATAAAACTAAGTCATATCCTAGTGGTCATGCGACTCAATCAGTTATACTTGCAAGATATGTTGCTGGTAAAGTACCACAATTAGAAAAAGAATTAATGAAAGCGGCTTACGAATGTGGTTATGGTAGAGTACAGGCAGGGTTTCATTATGTTTCAGATTATGATACTGGCAACTTACTTGGTGAAAAGATGTATGTGTTAATGAATAAAATGGATTATGGACAAGAAATGAATGAAGGCAAAGTAGCTTTCAAAGATTTCTTAAAAAATTAAATGGGAACAACTGACCAATATTTAGGTAACCCTAATTTAAAGAAAGCTCACACTCCTTCTAGATTTACAAAGAAACAAATTCAAGAAGTGATGAAGTGTCTTGAGGATCCTAAATACTTTATACAAGAATATTTAAAAATTGTTACCATTGATAAAGGTTTAGTGCCTTTTGAAATGTACGACTTTCAGCGGAAGATGGTAGATACTTTTCACGATAATAGGTTTACAATATGTAAATTACCTAGACAAAGTGGAAAGTCAACTATCATAGTTTCATACCTCTTACATTATGTATTATTTAACGATAATGTGAATGTTGCAATATTAGCCAATAAATCTTCTACGGCAAGAGATTTATTAGGTCGTTTGCAATTGGCTTACGAACATTTGCCCAAATGGATGCAACAAGGCGTTCTCAATTGGAATAAAGGTTCACTCGAATTAGAAAATGGAAGTAGAATTGTAGCGGCAAGTACTTCTTCTAGTGCTGTTCGAGGAAGTACCTTTAACATAATATTCTTAGATGAGTTTGCTTATGTACCTAATAATATTGCCGAAGAATTTTTTAGTTCAGTTTATCCTACAATATCATCTGGTAAATCATCAAAGGTGATGATAGTATCTACACCACATGGTATGAATATGTTTTACAAGATGTGGATGGATGCAACAAATAAGAAAAGTACTTTTGTTCCTGTCGAAGTACATTGGAGTGAAGTACCAGGTCGTGATGAGAAATGGAAAGAACAAACAATTAAGAATACAAGTGAATCACAATTTGCAACAGAATTTGAATGTGAGTTTCTAGGTAGTGTTGACACACTTATCAATGCAAGTAAAATAAAACTTATGCCTGTTGTTGAACCTAAACGAAGTGGTGGTTTAGATGTTTACGAAATGCCAAAGAAAGACCGCCTTTACACAATGACAGTTGATGTATCAAGAGGATTAACAAGTGATTATTCAGCCTTTTGTGTGATAGATTGTACAAGTGTACCATATAAAGTAGTTGCAAAGTATAGAAATAATGAAATTAAACCTCTTCTTTTTCCTAGTATTATAGATAGGGTTGCAAAACATTATAACAAAGCATTTATTTTAATAGAGATAAACGATTTAGGACAACAAGTAGCAGATAACTTACAGTTTGAATTAGAATATGATAACATGATGATGGTTACACAAAGAGGTCGTTCTGGACAAGTATTAGGTGGGGGATTTAGTGGTCGTGGCAATCAACTAGGCTTGAGAATGACTAAAGGTACGAAAAAGATTGGAACTTCTAATCTCAAAAGTTTAATCGAGGGGGATAAATTACTTATTACAGACTTTGATATTATTGCAGAATTATCAACCTTTATATCTAAAGGAAAATCTTTTGAGGCTGAGGCTGGTGCAACAGATGATTTAGTGATGTGCTTAGTGATATTTTCGTGGTTAGCAAATCAACGATATTTTAAAGAATTAACAAATGTAGATGTGAGAGGTCAAATGTTTTCTGAACAACAGAATGCTATCGAGGCAGATATGGCACCTTTTGGTTTCATAGACGATGGATTGAACGACCCAGAGGGTCAAGACGGTTATTTTGTTGACGCAGGAGAAATTTGGCGACCCGTATCATATCGCAAAGGAGAATAGTGTAGTTTTGGCATACTATAAATATACACAAAGGGTTATAACTAATAAACTAATTATTAAGGAGAACTAAAATATGGCTTTTCAAGTATCACCAGGAGTTCTCGTTACTGAAAAGGACCTTACTAATGTAATACCTGCTGTCTCAACATCAGCTGGTGCAATAGTAATGACGGCAGAAAAAGGACCGATTGATGAGATTACTACAATTTCATCTGAATCAGAGTTGGTCAATGTGTTTGGTAAACCAACCACAGACAACTTTGAGGAATTCTTTTGCGCCGCAAACTTTTTAGGATACGGAAACAACCTCAAGGTAGTGAGACCGATAACAGGCATGGTAAATGCTGCTGTGTCTGGTACTGCTATTCTAATAAAAAATACTACTGATTACCTAGACAACTATGGAAGTGATGCTAGTTTTGCTGCTAATGTAGGGGCATATGCCGCTCGTGAAGCAGGAACTCTAGGAAACTCACTTAAAATTTCTGTCTGTTCAAACTCAACTGCGTTTGGACCTCATTCAATGAGTGGCAATTTAGTTGCTGACGCTTCTGCTGCTATCGGAGATACAACATTAACTGTTGACGATGGTAGTTTAATGCAAGTTGGTGACATACTAGAATTTGGAGACGCAAGTAATGTGCCTTCAACTGACGGTGCGCCTTCAGGATTTTTCTATAAAATCACAGGAATCAGTACTCACGTTCTAACTATTGCAAGATTTAATCCTGCAACAGGACAAACAGAAACAGGCGGACTAAGACACGCCGTTGTTGACAACGCTAAAGTTCTAAGACATTGGGAATATTATTTCAACTTTGACGGTCCACCAACTTCAACAGATGATGTTGTTGCTGCTGGCGGTTCATTAGATGAAATGCATATTGTAGTAGTAGACGAAGATGGCGGAATCACAGGAACTGCAGGTTCAATTCTAGAAACTTTTGAAAGTGTTTCACAGGCAACTGACGCTAAAACATCTACTGGTGCAAGTAACTATTATCCAAATGTACTTTATGCACAATCAAAATTTGTGTATTGGGTAGACCACCTTTCAACTTTGTCAGACGGTGTTGCTAAGACTGGAACAACTTTTGATAATACAGTTGGCGATGCATTTGTAGTATCTAATACTTCACTTGCAAGTGGTACTGATGACTTTGTTGCAACTAATGGTGAAATTGCTGCTGCTTATGAGAAATTTGCTGATGTTGAAACAGTTGATATATCTTTACTTATTTGCGGTCCTTCACAAACAGCTGCTGACGCTACTGGCGACACAAAAGCAACTGCTGTTATGGATATTGCAACTGCAAGAAAAGATTGTGTTGCATTTGTTTCACCTGCGAGAGCAGATGTTGTAGATGTTACTAACGCAATTACACAAACTACTAATGTCAAATCATTTGCTGATGGGTTACCATCAACTTCTTATGCTGTCATTGATAGTGGATATAAATATATGTATGACAAGTACAATGATGTTTTCAGATTTGTACCTTTAAACGGCGACACTGCTGGTCTTTGTGCAAGAACAGATGATGTTGCAGACCCATGGTTTTCACCAGGTGGTTTCAATCGTGGACAAGTTAGAGGCGCAGTAAAACTTGCCTTTAATCCTAACCAAACACAAAGAGATGACCTCTACAAAGCTAGAGTAAATCCTGTTGTTGCATTTCCTGGACAAGGAACTGTATTGTTTGGTGATAAGACTGCTCAATCAAAGCCAAGTGCGTTTGATAGAATCAATGTTCGAAGATTGTTCATTGTTCTTGAAAAAGCATGTGCTACTGCTGCTAAATTTCAATTGTTTGAATTCAATGATGAATTCTCTCGTGCGAACTTTAGGGGTATTGTAGAACCTTTCTTGAGAGATGTTCAAGGTCGTAGGGGTATTACTGACTTTAGTGTTGTTTGTGATACAAGTAACAACACAGGCGATGTAATCGATAGAAACGAATTTAGGGCTGATATTTTCATTCAACCTGCTCGTTCTATTAATTTCATTCAACTTAACTTTGTCGCTACTAGAACAGGCGTTGCCTTTTCAGAAGTAGTAGGCGCTTAATTTTAGAGGAGAATAAAAATGAGTAATATATCAGATTTTAAATCTAAACTATCAGGCGGCGGTGCAAGAGCTAATCAGTTTAAAGTAATACTTCAAACATTTCCTTCCGGCGCTGCTAATGTAACGGAGGAATTATCATTCTTATGTAAGACTACTACTCTACCTGGTCAATCTATAACAGCAACAGTTGTCGACTTTAGAGGTCGTCAAATAAAACTTGCTGGTGATAGTAGGGCTTTTGAAGATTGGTCGATGACTGTAATAAATGATACATCTTTTAACATTCGTAATTCATTCGAACAATGGATGGAAAAAATAAACAATATGTCTACAAATGGTGGAGCAACAAATCCTGCTGATTATCAAACGGATATTGTTGTTCAACAGTTAGATAGAGATGATAAGGTGTTAAAAACTTACACTCTAATAAATGCTTTCCCAGTTAGTTTGGGCGAGATTGCTGTATCTTATGATACAAATGATTCAATTGAAGATTTTACTATTGACTTTGCATATGAGTACTACACTGCCCAAAAGGGTGATGCGGGTGAGTTTACAACAGGCGATAGAACACTTTAATAATTTTTAACAAGTTATAAGGATAATATAATATGGCGAATTTACTTGGATTCCAAATAACGAGAAACAATACTGATTTAGGGAAGCCGGCAGAAGCGAAACAAGCGTTTACTGTTAGCTCCC